ATGACCGCAAACGAGCGGCGCGAGCGCCTCGGCCTCGAGCCTCACAGCGACCCGCAGGCAAACGACCTCCTCGGTCAAACCGCCCTGGCCCCGCTGCGCGATCTCACCAAAGAGGATTAACCCATGCCCGACATGCCGCCCCTGACCCTGGGCGCGCGCCCTGACGTGCGCGCCGATATCACGACCCGCGCAATCAATAGCTGGGATGCGTCCCTGCGCGCGGCGGTCGAGGATGAGGCCTCGATCTCGATCCTCGATCCCATCGGCGCCGACATGTGGGGCGAGGGTGTGACCGCCAAGCGGATCGAGGGCGCCCTGCGCCGGATCGGCGGCCGCGCGGTCACGGTCAAGATCAACTCGCCCGGCGGCGACGTTTTCGAGGGCGGGGCGATCTATGAGCTCCTGCGCCAGCATAGCCGCGACCGTGGCCCGGTCTCGGTGCATGTCCTGGGGCTGGCGGGCTCGGCCGCCTCGATCATCGCAATGGCGGGCGATGAGGTGCTGATCGGCCGCTCGGCTTTCTTCATGATCCATAATTCCTGGGTGATCGCGGCCGGGAACCGCAACACCTTTGCCGAGGTGGCCGAGTGGCTGGCGCCTTTCGATGAAGCGATGGCCGAGGTCTACACGGCGCGCACCGGCCAGGACCGCGACAAGATCGCGGCCATGATGGACCGCGAAACCTGGCTGACGGCCGCCCGTTCGGTCGAGCTGGGCTTTGCCGATGGCTACCTCGACGGTTCCGAGGTGGCCCATGCGGGCGCGGATGCGGCGGCACGCGAACACCTGCGCGCCGAGAAGCGTTTTGACCTGGTGGCCGCGCGGGCGGGCATCGGGCGCAATGACGCGCGGGGCCTCCTGCGCGATCTGAAAGGTGACTTGCCTGGTGCGGTCACAACCGGCTTGCCTGGCGCGGCCGATATCGAGGCCGAGCTCGCGGAGCTCCTGGCCGATCTCAAATCCTGAAAATCGGAGAACGATATGAAACACGTTCCTTTCAGCGTCATGGCCTCGGCCATGATCGCCAGCGCGCCGGCCGGTGTCCTGGGCAATCCCCGCGCCGATGCGGGCAACGTCGCGCAACTCCTCAAGGATGTGCGCGCCGAGGTGGGCGGCCTGCGCGACGATGTGATGAAAAAGGCCGAGGCTGCGGTCAAACAGGCCGAGAAGGGCGAGGCCCTCTCGACCGAGCTCAAGGCGCAGATCGATGAGATCATGCCCAAATTCAACGAGGCCACCCAGGCGCAGGCCAAGCTCGAGGGCCAGCTCCTGGCGCTCGAGGCGCGCACGCTGGATGTTGAGCAGCTCGCGGCCTCGGGCGGTCGCGGCGGCCAGGCGCAGCTTTCGGTCGGCGCCGAGGTGGCGCAAAGCGATGAGCTCAAGGCTTATGTCGAGGGCGGCCTGCAAGGGTCTTTCACCTTCAAGCCGCAGGCGGCGATCACCACCGTGGACACCTCGGGCGCGGCCTGGTCCGAACGCGAGACCACGCCGGTGAACATGGCGCGCCGCGCCCTGCGCATCCGTGGCTTGCTCAATGTCGTGAACACCGGCGCCAGCGTGATCGAGTACGCCAAGCAAACCACCCGCACGGACAACACCGGCATGGTGGCCGAGGGGGGCACCATCCCTGCCGGTGATCTTGGCTGGACGCAAACCGAGGTGAATGTGCGCAAGATCGCGGAATCGATCCCGGTTTCGGATGAGGCAATTGCCGATATCGCGCGCCTGCAAGGCGAGATCGATGGCGAGTTGCGCTATGCCCTGAATTTCAAAGAGGAGACGCAAATCCTCGCAGGTGACGGCACCGGGCAAAACCTCTCGGGCCTCATCACCGAGGCCACCGCCTTCTCTGCGGCCGCGGGCCTGCCCGATACCAACCGTATCGAGCGCCTGCGCCTCGCCATGCTGCAAGTCGTGCTGAACGATTACGCCGCGGATGCGCTGGTGCTGAACCCGACCGACTGGGCGGCCATCGAGCTGACCAAGGACAGCCAGGGCCGTTTCATCATCGGCAACGCGGACAGCCCTGCCGGCCCGAGCCTGTGGCGCCTGCCCGTGGTCGAAAGCAACAGCATGACCGTCGGCTCCTGGCTGGTCGGTGCACTGGCGATGGCGGCGACGCTCTACGACCGCCAGGAAACCGAGGTTCTGATCTCTTCGGAGCATTCCGACAACTTCACCAAGGGCATGAAAACCGTGAAGGCGAGCAAGCGGGTGGCCCTGGCGGTCAAGCGCCCGGCCTCGCTGGTGACGGGTGATTTCACCTTCATCTGATCCTTGTGATCGCAGCAGCCTTGGGCGGTGATCCGCCCCAGGCCCGCAACCCCTGACAGGAGGCCCCGACATGGCCGAGAATTTCCTGCGCATGACGCGCACGCAAACCGGCGATGCCGGCACGTTTCACGCGGGCCGCATCTACCGCGAGACCCCGAAAACCGCCAAGACCCTGGCGGCCTATCTCAAGCGCGGCTTTGCCGAGCCGATCACAAAGAAAGAGATCGCAGCCCTCGAGGCGGCCGGCGGGGTGGCCGGGGCCGCGGCCGCAGAGGCCAAGGAAGCCGAGGCCAAGGCGGCGGCCGAAAAGGCGGCAGCGGAAAAGGCCGCGGCAGAAAAGGAAGCTGCCGAGAAGGCGGCGGCCGAGAAGGCCGGGGAATAACCCGCCATGCTCGAGCTCCTGACAGAGCCGGCGGCCGAGGTCATGACCTCGGCCGATCCGATCCTGCGCGCCCAGCTTCGCCTCGAGGAGGGCGAGACCGAGGAGGACGCCTTGATCGATGCGCTGGCGGTTTCGGCGCGGATGCATGTCGAACGCTATGCACGGATCGGGCTTTTGCCGCAGACATGGCGGCTGACGCTGGGCTATTGGCCCGCCTGCGCGCTGGCCTTTCCGCGTGCCCCGGTGCGATCCGTCGAGGCGGTGCGCTACACGCAAAGCGACGGCTCGCAGGCGGTGCTCGATCCGGCCGATTATGAGCTGACAAAAGCCGGCCCGACTGCCGGACTCGCGCCGGCTTTCGGCAAGAGCTGGCCGGCGATCCCGCATCGCGGCCGCGTCGAGATCGATTTCTCGCTCGGCTATGACGATGCCGCCGCGATCCCGGCGCCGATCAAGCAGGCCATCCGCCTCGAGGTCGCGCACCTGTTCGCAAACCGCGAGGCGGTGGCGCAGGGCGGCCTCGCGCCGATCCCGCTGGGCGTTGCCGATCTCCTCGCGCCGTATCGGCTTTTCGTATGAGCGGCGCCGACAAATGGCGGCGCCGCCTGGCCTTTGATGCCCCGGCGGCGCCGACCCGCAACGCCTTTGGCGAGGATGTGCCGGGCGGCTGGACGGAAAGCCATGTCACCCGTGGTGACCTAATCTATCAGGCCGGCAGCGAGGCCATCGCGGCCGCGCGCTATGCCGGGCGCCAGGTGCTCAAGGTGAAAATCCGCACCGGCACCGGCGCCCGCGCCATCAAGGTGGGCTGGCGGATGCGCCTTCTCGCGAATGGCACGACATGGGATGTCAAGGAAGTGGACGCGATCACGCAACGCGCTTTCGTGTTCCTGGTGATCGAGGGGCCGGTTTCGTGACCGTCAAGCTCGACGTGAAAGGCTTTCGCGAGATCGAGAAGGCCCTCGCAAAGCTGCCCGCCTCGACGGCCAAGGGGGTGGCAAAGCGCGCCATGCGCGCCGAGCTCAAGCCCGTGGCCTCGATGGCAAACGCGCTTTGGCCGGGCGCGGATGATGATGTTTTCAAGGTGGGCAGCAAGGTCAAGTGTGGCCAGCCGCAGCCAAAGCGCGGCCGGTCGATTGTCAACTTGCATGTGGGGGCGGTGAACAAGCCCGAGGCGCACCTGATCGAATGGGGCACCGGCCCGCGCAAGCATGAAAGCGGCAAATACGTGGGCGCCGTTGCGCCGCACGCGATGCTCGGCCCAGCCTGGGACGCGAACCGGCACGGGATGCTCGAGGGCCTCGGCGCGCGGCTCTGGGATGAGATCGCCAAGACGATGGCCCGCCGCGCAGCAAAGGGGAAATGACGCAATGGCAATCGCAAGAATTACGGTTACGCCGCGGCGCTGGTGGACATGCACCGGGCTTGTCGGCGCTGCCCTGGCCGCGGGCGGGCTCAAGCTGGGCCTGCCCCTGCGCTTCTTCTGCAAGATCAAGGTTGACTGATGGAAGAGGAGCTTCTCGCGCTCCTCTCGGGCGCCGTGGCCTGGCGGGTTTCCTGGGGCGCCCTGGGCGAGGATGACAGCCTGCCGCGCGCCGCGATCTACCGGCAGGGCGGTGAGCGCGATCATACGATGCGCGGCCCGGCGGGCATGACCTCGCGCGTTCAAATCGACTGCTACGGCAAGACCTTTGAGCAGGCCATCGGCGCAAGCCGTGACTTGCGCCAGGCGCTCGAGGGCTACCGGGGTGGTGTGATCCTCGGCGCCTTTCTCAAATCGGTGCGGGATGACCTGCCCGAGGACGTGGGGCCCCTGCGCCGCGTCTCGATGATCTTCTCGGTGGTGCACCGGGATTAACCCCGCGGGCCTTGCCCGCATTTCCTGACAAGAGGAGAGCCAAATGGCTGAATCTGTTTCTACCATCGGCTACGGCGACAAGCTGGAATGGTCGACCGATGGCGGCACCACCTGGACGGAGGTTGCCGAGCTGAAAACCTGCGACGTGCCCGCGCATTCGGTCGAGAAGGTCGAGCGCACGCATATGAGCTCGCCGGGGCGTACCAAGGAATACACGCCGGGCCTGCGCGATCCGCAGGACGTGGCCTTTGCCTTCAACTTCAACAGCACGGATTATGCTGCGCTCTACGCGCTCGAGACCGCGGGCACGGTGGCGGACTGGCGGCACACGCTGGCGACCGAGGACGGCACCGCCACCGGGGCGATCTATGAATATTCCGGCTTTGTCGAGCTGGCGGGCGGCACCCGTGAGGTCGAGGGCGTGGCCGAGGTCACGGCCACGATCAAGCGCACCGGCGTTGCGACCTTCACGGCGGCCGCCTGATGCTGGGCGAGGTTCCCCTGGGCGAGGGTGAAAATCGCCAGGTGCTCAAGCTCTCGGCTTCGGCAATGGTGCGGCTCGAGCGGGCGAATGATGCCGGCATCGACAAGGTGCTTGCCGGGCTGCAACCGGACACCGATGGGTTTTCCGTGGGCCGCTTCGTCGGTCTCTTTGCCGAGCTCCTCAACGCCGGCAAGGGCGCCAGCGAGGAGGAGGCGCTCGACCTCATCGACGCGGTGGGCTTTGCGCCGGCCGTGGCGGCATTCGAGGAGGCTTGCGAGGCCGCATTCCCCCAGGAAGCGCCGGGAAAGCCGACCCCCCAGGGCAAGCGGAAACCGGCTCGCAAGTAAGCGGGCGGCGCCAGGACTTCGGGCGCCTTCTCGAGCATTGGGTGGCGGCGGGGCAAGACCCCGCCGCGCTCTGGGGGTACTGCCCGCGCGAGATCGATCACATTCTGCGCGGGGCGGCTTATCGCGATCAGGCCCAGGCCTGGCTTGTGGGCCGGTATGGGGCGGTGGGTTTCCACCAGCCGCAGGACTACCCGAACGCGCCCAAGCTGATCGATTACGCCCCGCCCGCCTCGGGCGTCGAGGCCGAGATCGCCGCGATCCGCCGGCGTGTGCGGATCGAACACGACACCAGACAAGCGAGGGGCCGCAATGGCAATTGAGATCGGCGCGCTGCGCGCGCTTCTGAGCCTCGATAGCGCCGCATTCGAACGCGGCGCCAAGCGTGCCGAGGCCAGCATGAACGGGCTGCAACGCTCGCTGAAAGCGGCCTCTCGCAAGCTCGGCGGGATCGGCAAGAAACTGACCACCCGCGTGACCTTGCCGATTGTCGGGATCGGCGCCGCGGCGGTCAAAAGCTCTCTCGCGACCATCGACGCACAAAGCAAGATGGCGCAGAGCCTTGGCGCCTCTACGGCGGCGGTGCAGGTGCTTTCCCGCGCCGCGGATCGCGCGGGCCTCTCGAGCGGTGAGCTTGAACAGGTCGCGCGGCAGCTCACGAAACGGCTTTCCCAGGTGGCGGCCACTGGCAAGGGGCCGGCGGCCGATGCGCTCAAGCGGCTGGGGATCAGGGCGGCCGATCTGGCGGAAATGGACCTAGACCAGAAAATCGGGTTCCTGAACAAGGCGATTGCCGAGACCATCCCCGAGGCCGAGCGCGCGGCCATTTCGATGGCGCTTTTCGGATCGCGCGCGGGGCTTGTGGCCGGCCGCCTGGACGCGGCGACCATCGAGGCGGCGCGCAAGGAAATGGAAAAATTCGGCGTTGTCGTGAGCGAGGTTGACGCCGACGCCATCGAAACCGCGAACGATGCGATTTCCGGCCTGGGGCTGGTGGCCCGTGGCCTGGGAAATCAGCTTGCGGTCGCCCTGACGCCGACGCTCAACGCGATTGCCGAGACGCTGGCGAATTGGGCCGCGAAATTCTCGGCCCTCGACCCCAGGATGAAAGCGATCATCGCCGGGGTGGTGGCCTTTGCCGCTGCCGCCGGGCCGCTGGCAATGGGTCTCGGCTTTGTCGCCGCGGGCCTTGCCGCGCTGGCCTCGCCCATCGGCCTAGTGATCGTGGGGCTCATCGCGGTGGCCGCGGCGGCCGCCTATGTGGCGAGCAATTGGGACACGATCAAGCGCGATTACCCCGCCACCGCTTCGGCGCTCGAGGCGGTGGGCGCCGCGGCCAAGGATATCGGCAGCGGCATGGCCGACGCGATCAAGCGCGCATTCGAGGCGGGCGAGACCATGCTGCGCGGCGGGATTTCGACCTATCAGGCGCTTGTCGATGGCGATCTCAAGGCCGCTTTCGAGGGGATCAAGACCGTGGCCGGCGCCGCGGTTTCCGCGGCAATCGCGCAGCTCGACCTTTTCACGCTGGGCGGCGCCTCGGCCCTGAAGGATGCGATCATCGGCATGGGTGCCAAGATCGAGGAGTTCCTGCCGGGCCTGGTCGAGAAGGCGCGCAGCATCGGCACCAAGATCAAGGCGGCCGTCACGGAAAAGGTGCCGGATTTCATCCTCGCCGGGATGGATATTGCCAAGGCGATTGCCGAGGGCCTGCGGGAAATGATCGGCCGCGCGGTCGATTACGTCAAAGACCTCGGCCCCAAGATCGTGGCGGCAATCAAGGAAATGGCCGAATCGGTGATCGCGGCGGCAAAGCAGCTCGGGACCGATCTGGTCGAGGGGATCAGGCTTGGCATTGCCGAGAAGATCGAGACCGCCAAGGCGGCGATCCGCAATGCCTTTACCGGGGTGATCGGCACCGCGAAAGAGACCGTTGACAGTCACTCGCCCTCGCGGGTGTTCATGCAGATCGGCCGCGACCTGATGGACGGCGCGCGGATCGGGATCGATGAGAAGGCGCCCGAGGCCGCCCGCGCCGCCGCCCGTGCCGGCGAGGCGGCAACCAAGGCGATGGATCAGGCGGTTGAGGCCGCGGGGCCGTCGCAGCTCGAGGTCTATATCGGGCGGATTTCCGACGCGATGGCACAGGCCATTGTGGACGGCAAGAGCATGGGCGACGCGCTGCGCCAGGTGTTCAAGCAGATCGCCAAAGACCTGATTGCATCCGGTATCCGCAAGCTGATCGGCGGCTTGTTCGGGGGGCTCCTCGGCGGCGGCGGCGGCGCGGGCATCTTTGGCGGCTTCAAAGGGTTCTTTGCCAAGGGCGGCACGCTTGGGGCGGGCGAATGGGGCATCGCCGGTGAGGCCGGCCCCGAGCCAGTGGTCGGGCCTGCGCGGATCATCCCTAACAGCGCGATGAGCCAGGGCGGCGGATCGATGGCGATCAGCGTCACGGTGAGCGGCGCGCGCGGAAATGCGGAGATCGAGGAAATGGTGCAACGGGGCGTGCAAGGTGGGCTTGCGCAATATGACCGCATTTTGCCCGACCGGGTGGCGGCGATCCGGCGTGACCCGCGGGTGCGCTACTGATGGCGATCACATTTCCGCTCGGCGCGCCGACCTTCTGGGATGGCCTGCGCATCGCTTCGCTTTCGTTTCGCCTGGGCGAGGCGATGAGCGTTTCGGAAACCGGCGGCGGCGAGGTGCTGGCCGCGCGCATGGGCACCCGGCTCTGGTCGGGTGAGGCCCGCATCCCGCCGGCCGAGGATCAGGATCAGACGCTTGCCCTGATCGACCTGATCCGCCAGCCCGGTGCGCCCTTCATGGTCTATGACCGGCGCCGGGAGTTTGCCCAGGCCGATCCCGATGGCGCGATACAGGGCGCCGCGGTTTGCCGCGTGGCAAGCGTGGCGAGCAACGCCCGCGAAATGACCCTCACCGATCTGCCGTCCGGTTATGTGCTGACGCCGGGCGATCATCTTTCGATTTCCTACGGCTCGACCCCGATCCGGTATTTCCTGGCGCGGGTGGTGACGGGCGGAACCTTTGTCGGCGCGCCGGCGCAAGTGACCGTCGAGGTGGTGCCGGGCATCCCCGAGGCGGTGGCGGCCGATGACGTGGTGCGGCTGATCCAACCGATCTGCAAGGCGGTCTATGTGCCCGACAGTTTCAGCGGCGTCTCGCGCGATCTGGTGCTCGACAGCGGCTTTTCGTTCAAGTGGAGGCAAACCCTGCGATGACCTATCCCGTTGTGGCGCGCGGTGCGCTTGCGCTCGAGGTGCTGATCTGGATCGAGGCCAAGGATCGCGAGACCGGGACGCCGCAGGCGATGGGCCTGCATACCGGCCTCGAGGATCGGGCCTTTGTGATCGATGGCGATCAGCGGACATACACCGGCGCCGGGGCCGTGCTCGAGGTGGCCGACCTGGTATCGCAGGTGGGCCTCGGGGTGCAGATGCAGACCGCGGGCCTGGCTCTTGTCACCGATGAGGTGCAACAGCTCATCCGGGGATATGACGCCCGGCAGGCGCCGGTCGAAATGCACCTCGCGCGCTTCGATCCCGAGACAAACGCCCTGATCGAGATTACCCGCGTTTTCAAGGGCTGGCTCGATGAGGCCACGCTGCGCGAGGGCGTCAAGAATGGCGAGGCCTCGCTCTCGGCCCGCCTGGCAAGCTCGGCCCGCGCCCTGACCCGCCGCGTGCCGCTGCGGCGGTCTGATGAGGCGCACCGCGCGACCCATGCCGGGGATCGGTTCTTTCGCTATGCGGACGTGTCCGGGGCCGTGGGTGTCTGGTGGGGCATGAAGCGCGGCGGCGGCAAGGGCGGGGGCCAGTCGTTTGCCGAGAAGCTGGCAGGCATTTCGTCCCGCTTGGAAAACCGGGGGGGCACGGCCGATGGTTGAGCGCCGCAAGGATTGGCGGCCGCGCCTGGCCGCATATCTCGGGGAGGTTGCCCGCCTGCGGTTCCGGCCCGGCGAGCATGATTGCGCCCTGTTCGCGGCCGGGGCCGTCGAGGCCATGACCGGCACCGACCTGGCGGCGGGGTGGCGCCGCACCTATCGCACGCTCGAGGATGGCCTCGCGCTCCTGGCGCAGGAGGGGCACGGCGATCATGTGGCGCTTGCCGCCGCGCACCTCGAGGAGGTCGCGCCGATCCGCGCCCAGGTGGGCGATGTGGCGGCCGTGCGTGAAGGCGAGGCGCTGGCCCTGGGGATCGTGCAGGGGCCGTCAATCTATGTGCTGCGGCCCTCGGGCCTGGGCCTTGTGCCCCTGACAGATGCAGAAAGGGCGTTCCGCGTATGATCCGCCTCAATATCCTTGTTTTGGCGCTGGCCTTCCTGGTGGTGGGCGCCGATCCGGCCGCGGCCGAGCCGGTCAGTGCGGCGATTGCCGCGGTCGGCTCCTGGTTCGCGGGGCTTGGCGTGATCGGCCAGGCGCTTGTGCGGCTGGCCGTGGGCCTTGTCCTGTCCAAGCTGACGCAGGCCAAGCTCAAGGCGCCCGAGGCGGCGGGCGGCCTCAAGACGGAGGCCACGCTCACCGGGGGTGACAATTCCGAGGGTTTCGTGCTGGGGCGCTATGCCACCGCCGGCGCCTTTGTCGCGCCCCCCCTGAGCTGGGGCTCGCGCCGCGCGCAACTGGTCTATGTGATCGATCTTGGCCTGCCGGGGCAGGTGGTGTCCGGCATCTATGTCAACGGCGAGCGCCAGGCGTGGAGCGGTGTGCAGGACGGTAAGGGCCGCGGCGAGCTGAACACGGGCGGCGCCTATGATGGCCGGGTGTGTCGTTATCTCTATGACGGCACGCAAACCGCCGCCTCGCCCTATCTCCTCAACCGCCTGGGCAGTGATCCAGACTTCCCTTGGACCCCCGACATGGTGGGCAAGGGGCGATCCTATGCGGTCCTGACGTTTATCCTGGACAAGGGCGACAAGGCCAAGTTTTCCGGCCTGCCGACCGTGCTTTTCGAGATCGAGGGCCTGCCGCTCTACGACCCGCGCAAGGATGGCAGCGCGGGCGGTTTCGGGGCGCATCGCTGGAATGACCCCGCGACCTGGGAGCCGACCGAAAACCCGGCCGTGATGATCTACAATATCCTGCGCGGGATCGCCTTGCCGAACGGGGCCACCTGGGGCGGGCGCGCCACGGCCGAGGATTTGCCCCTGGCGACCTGGGCCGCGGCGATGAATGAATGCGACCTGTCCGTGACCGTCGAGGGCGGCGGCACCGAGCCGCAATATCGCGCCGGCACCGAGGTGCGCGTGGCGCAGGATGAGCCGGCGCAGGTGATCGAGGATCTTCTGGCATCCTGTTCGGGTGAGCTGGTCGAGGAGGGGGGCACCTGGTATATCCAGATCGGCGCGCCCGCCCTGCCGTCCTATTTCTTCACCGATGCGGACGTGGTGATCTCTCGCCCGCAGGAGCTTGACCCGTTCCCCGGCCTGGCGGACACGACCAACGCCGTGGCGATCACCTATCCCGAGCCGGTGATGGCCTGGCAGACGAAAGAGGCGCCGACCGTCCTGCGGCCCGATCTCGAGCTCGAGGACGATGGCCGCCGGCAGATCGCAAGCCTGCCCCTGCCGACCTGTCCGCACGCGATCCAAGCGCAGCGCCTCGCCAAGAGTTACCTCGAGGATGCCCGCCGGTTCCGGGTGCACCGCCTGACCCTGCCGCCGGATGCGGCGCATGTGCCGCCGCTTTCAACCGTGGCCTGGACCAGCGCCCGCAACGGCTATGCGGCCAAGCTGTTCGAGGTGCAAAAGAAACAGGTGCAACTGCGCACGCTCCTGACACAGGTGGCCGTGCGCGAGCGCGACCCCGGCGATTACGATTGGAGCGCCGCGGATCAACTGCCCTATGACGTGCCCCCGGCCACGGTCACGACGCCTGAGCCCTACGCGCTCGAGGGGCTTTCGGTTGTCGCCGGTGCGATTTCTGACGGCACCACGGGCCGCCGCCCGGCGGTGATCGCGACCTGGACCGAGGACGGCGCCGGGGGCGTCGATTACGAGGTGAGGCTTTCCGGCGGCGAGGTGATCACCCAGGGCCGCGCCCCGGCCGAGGCCGCGCGCCTGGTGGTGGCCGAGGGCGTTCTGCCGGCCACCGATTACGAGGCCCGCCTGCGCCCCGCCGGCGAGGAGGAGCTCTTTGACTGGTCCGATTGGCTCGAGGTCACGACGCCCGATCTGCGCCTGACCGAGGCCGACCTGGCCGATACCCTTGCGGGCAAGATCGATGAGGCCCTTGACCGCCACGACGCGGCGCTTGCCGATGCAACCGGCGTGATTGCCGAGCTGCGGGACGCGGCCGAGGCCAGCTTTGGCCTGCTCGACCGCCCCACCGCCCTGGCCGACGATATCCCCCGGCTCGAGACCGGCCTCGAGGAGGCTTATCAGCGGCTCATGGGGCTGGAATGGGCGCAGTTCGGCACCAACAAGACACTTGCCGGCGCGGGCATCTTTGTGGACAGCGAGACCGGCGCGGTGCGGATCGCCGCATTCGAGCGCGCGGAGGCCCGCGTCTCGAATGTCGAGATCAACCTCTCGGCCGTCGAGGCAGCGCTCGAGCTCAAGGCAACGGTGGCCTATGTCAACGACACGGTGAGCCAGGCGATTTCCGAGGCGGTGCTCGACCCCTCTCAAATCCCGCTTCTCGATGATCTCGATCTGCGCATCACGGATGCAGAGGTCAGGCTCGACGCGGCCGAGGGTACGATCACCACGCTGACCGATACCCTGACGGTGGCGGGCGGCCTTGTCAGCATGACCACGGTCACGCAGGAGCTCGACAGCCTGCAAGGCCAGATCAACCAGCGCGTGACAACCGCCACGTTCGACGGGCTCGAGGACCGCGTGACCACGGCCGAGGGCAGTCTCACGGCGCTGGGGGATACGGCGGCGATTGCCGATGCGGTCGAGGTGACGCGCCAGCTTTACGACGACAGCGCCGACGACACGCAGCGCCGGATTGCCGATCTCTGGGACCGCTGGACGGGAGACGAGGCCGTGCGCCGCGCGACAGCACAGGGGCGCCGCGATCTCTCGGCGCGGGTGGATGTTGGCCTCGCGGCCGAGGCTTCCGAGCGGCTGGCGCTCAAGGCCGTGCAGGAGGCCACGGCCGCCTCGCTGGTGGAGGAAAGCACGGCGCGCGCGGCAGAGGATGAGGCGCAAGCCGCGTTGATCGCATCGCTGCAAGCGACCCTGACCGGCGCGCAGGGCGAGATCACGGTCAATGCGGGCGCGATCTCTGGCCTCGACACGCGGGTGACGGCGGCCGAGGGTGAGATCACCTCGCAAGCCTCCTCGATCACCTCGCTGCAAGCCGGTGTCTCCGCAGCCCAGGGCGCGGCCGACGCGGCGCAAGCGGATGCGGACGGCAACGCCACGGCGATCTCTGGCCTCGACACGCGGGTGACGGCAACCGAGGGTGAGATCACCTCGCAAGCCTCCTCGATTGTCTCGCTGCAATCGGATGTTGGCGACAACAGCGCGGCGATCACGAACCTGCAAAACACCAAGGTGGACGGAGCGGGCGCGGTCTCGGCGGTCGAGGCAACGATCTCGGCCGAGTATGCCAGTCTTACCGCGATGGCCTCGGCCACCGCCTTTGCCAAGGCCCAGGCGGATGGCATCGCGGCCGGCTATGTCTGGCGGCTGAACGGGCAAAACCTGATCGAGCTGGTGAGCGTGTCAGAGGGCACAAGCGGCCCGGTGAGCACCTACAAGATCGCGGCTGATTATGTCGAGATCACCGGGGTTGCCCAGATCAAGACCGCGGTGCTGGATGAGCTCTTTGCCGATAGTATCGTGACGGGGCGGCTGGAAGTGACCGGCGAGCTGATCGTGCCCGGCGCGGTTTCGGATCAGATTGTGATCGAGGCTCTACCATCGACAAGCATCAACGGAAACAGCCCCATCGTCACCACGGCCCAAATTCCGCAAGCTGCTGCGCAATTGTGGATCGTCGCGGCGGCATTGGAAGTCAGGACCGACGACGCCGGAGGGGTGGATGAGGTTTATCTGCAAGGCCGCGCGAAAGTTGGCGGGGTTTGGTCTGGCTGGGAAACACTGAGCGGCCCGTTTCCGGTCAGCACCGCGTTCACGCCTATAGGGCTTTCGAGCTTGTTCGTGCGCCTCGGGACGGATGTCCAGTTTCGGATTTTCTACAATTCCGTGAACGACGGCGATTATCAAAATCTTGTGCTGCGATGCCAGGCGGTTCTGAAATGACCGGCCGGCCGCACATGACCCTCTGTAACTGAAATAGGAGAACGCAATGGCCTGGTATAAGACCGGGACCGTATCGGTCACGAATGGCAGCGCCACGGTGACGGGCAGCGGCACCGCCTGGGTGGCGAATGCCCGCGTGGGGCAGGCCTTCGCCCTCGAGGGCGCGGGCGAGCAATACGAGATCACCGCGGTGGTCAGCGACACCGAGCTGACGATCTCGCCGGCCTACCTGGGCAGCACGCAGAGCGGCCAGGCCTATGCCATCATTCCAGTGGTGGGGTTTTACCGGCAGGCCTATGACGCCCTTGCGGCGGCGGTCGCGCAATGGTCGAGCTATGCCGGCACGGTGCTTTCGGGCCTGTTCGGGGACGGCACGGCGGCGGCGCCTGGTATTGGTTTCGAGGACGAAACCAATACCGGGTTTTTCCGCAAGGCCGCGGGCCAGCTCGGGATTGCCACGGGCGGCGTGCAGCGTGCGCTCCTCTCCTCGGCCGCGTTGCAAGTTGACGTGCCCCTGACAGGCACGGCCGTGACCCAGAGCGCGACCGATGCCACCGCCGGGCGCCTCCTGAAGGTCGGTGATTTCGGGATTGGCGAGGATGCCGGCCCGGTGGTGGCCGACCTGGACGCGCACGACCTGTCGGGTTTCTACTTTGCCTATGGCGGCCAGCACGCGAGCGCCCCGGCCGGCACGAACCCGTTTCCCGATTTGGGCGGCGCCTTTGGCCTCATGGCGGGCACCGGGACGATTGGTGCGGCCACGGAATACCTTTGGCAGGTTGCCATCCTCTACAGCGTCTCTGGGCCGGTCATGAAGTTCCGCAGCAAGGCGACCGCCTGGACGGATTGGGAGGAGGTCTATTCGACCAGCAACCTGATCGGGACGGTCAGCCAGAGCGGCGGAACCCCGACAGGCTCGATCCTTGAAAAGGGCAGCAACGCCAACGGCAATTACATCCGCTATGCGGACGGCACGCAGATTTGTGATGTGCGCCTGGCGTCCAGCAGCGCGGGGGCTGTGACCTGGACTTTCCCTGCCTCTTTCGCAGCCGTGCCGCAGGTTGCCGCAACGCCGAACCAAGACAACGCCCGTTTCGCCACCACCACGGCCGGCGCGGTCGGATCGGTCAATTTCTCGGTGTGGAACACCGCGCAAATCCGGCTTGATGCGATCTCGACTTCCTTGATCGCTATCGGCCGCTGGTACTGAGGAGGCAGGAATGCAGATCACACTTTCCCCCGTCCGCCGCGAGGGGCGGCCGACCTTCGAGCGCCTTGGTGATGCTCTGGTGAACGATGGCGAAACCTTCGATTTCTCGGGCGTGCCCGAGGGCGCGCAGCTTCCTGCAGAGGCGGTGGCATCGGATTGGCTCGCCGGCCCGGTGACGCGGATTGCCGGCGAGCTGCACCTCGCGCTCTTGCACGGTGCCAACGCGCCGCAGGAAACGCTCTTTCCCGATCTGGTGCAGGTCGCCGGCGATGGCGCCGTGCCCCTGCCGCCCTATGACGCGACCGCACCCGAGGAGGCAAGCGCATGAGTGTTGACCTGTCCAAACTGGTAACGGCCGAGGAGCTGGCCGCCCAGGCCGCAGCCCGCCGCGCGAAAGCGATCAAGGCCGAGGTGCAGGCCCGCATCTTCGCGGTGGTCGATCAGAACACGCAGGCCAGCCTCCTGGCCGCGATGGTGGCCGGCGCTCTGACCTCGGCCGATGAGACCACCTTTGCCGATGGGCAGGCCTGGATCGAGGCGACAAAGCAGGCCGGCCGTGATGCGGTATCCTCGGGCGATGATCCGATCTGGCCCGCCGTGCCCGCCGGCGTGGCCGAGCTTGCGGCGCAGTTCTGACAATGCCGCCCCACACCAATGAGGAGCTGGCGGCGGCCGCCGCGATCCTCGCCGCGGCCGAGGAGCTGCCCGAGCTGACCCCGGCAGAGATCAAGCGCCTCAAGAGGATGGCGCAGGACGATGCGCGGGCGGAATGGGCGTGGTCTATCCTGCGCCGCTGGCTGATCGCCCTTGGCGCGGTGGCGGCCTTTGTCGTCGCCCTGAAAAACGACCTCCTCGAGCTCTATAAATGGATTTCCGCGCTCTTGTCGCGGTGATCACCTGGGCCTCGATCCGCGCCGCCTGGCTCGGGACGGGGCTGCGGGCGCCGCTCTGCGCAATCGCGTGGGAGCCGCGCGCCCTGCCCGGCTGGCGGGCCTGGGTCTGGTGCGCGGATCGCGCCCTCGCCTGGTTTGAAACCGACCATTGCCGGCGCTCGGCCGGCCGACATTTCCCACAGGAGTGACACATGGCAAATCTGCCCTGGAAGGGCGCGGCTCGGCCGCGCTCTGCACATGTCATGCGCGCGGCCGCCACGGCCCTGCGCTGCGAGGAGGCCGCGATCCGCGCGGTTTTCGAGGCCGAGGCGGCCGGCGCGGGCTTTCTGTCCGATGGTACGCTCAAGCGGCGGTTTGAACCGCATCACATGCCCGGCAGCGCGATGGGCTGGCGCGAGGCGTTCAAGATCAAGCCGGGCCGCCGCGAGGCGCTTTTCCTCGAGGCTTTCGACCGCGATCCCGAGGCCGCCCTGCGCGCGACCTCCTGGGGCCTGCCGCAGATCATGGGGTTCAACCACGCGGACGCGGGTTTTGGATCGGCGCGGGAAATGGTCAAGGCGATGGCGCAAGGCGAGGATTTCCAGATCAGCGCCTTTACCGCCCTTGTGATCGCCTGGGGCCTCGATAGCGCGATCCGCGCGCATGACTGGCACGAGTTTGAACGGCGCTACAACGGCGGCGGCCAGGGCGGCGCCTATGCCCGCAAGATGGAAAAGCTCTATCGCAAGCATTCCGGCCGGGCCTCGGCCGAGGTGCTGCGTCTCGGCAGCTCGGGCGCCAATGTCACCCGCTTGCAGGCGGCGCTCGGGATCGTGGCCGATGGCGATTTCGGCCCGGCCACCAAGGCCGCGGTCGAGGCTTTCCAAACCAAAGCGGACTTGCCGGCCGATGGCATCGTGGGTGCGCGCACCTGGGCCGCGCTCGAGGCCGCCGGGACCAAGCCCGCCAAGGTTCAGGCAACGCCCGGCGATGCGCTTCTCGACCGGGCCGAGGACGCGCTGCGCAAGGGCGGCCTCGGGGCCGGCGCGGGCTTCACCGGGCGCGATCTCCTCGACAGGGTGCCGCAGGGCGCCATAGAGGCCTTGACCTATGGCGCGGTGGCCCTCGCCCTCCTCTACGCGCTCACGCTCATCCTGCGGCGCCTGCGGAGGGCTGCGCGATGATCCGGGCCGGTGCCGCGCTTCTCGCGCTTGCCCTCCTCGCCGGCTGCGGTGCCCTGGGCAAGCTGCCCGGCCTCGGCGGCCCGAACGTGACCGCCAATGTCCAAGCCGGCGCAGAGCCGCGGCAGGCGGTGATCGCCGGGGGCGACACGCGCCTGACCGTCACCCGGCCGCAGGCGCGCGATATCGAGCTGATCGAGCGGGATCAGGGGGTGCGTACCGAGCGGGTGGAACGGCTCGAGATCAGGCACGATGCGCCGCTTTGGGTCTGGCTCCTGGTGGTGGTGCTCTGCGGTCTGGCGGCCGTGCAGGCGGGCATGTCGCTGGACGATTACCTCGACCGGCGCCGGGCGCGCCGGCGCCCTGGGGGCTGACGGTGCCGGGGCGGTGCTTTTTTCGGTCTATCGCGTGCCGGTAGCGTCCTGGGCAGGCGATAGAACAAGAGGAGGACGCAATGGCGAGCGTCAATCAAGTAACAATCGTGGGCAATCTCGGCCGCGATCCCGAAATGCGCACATTTCAGGACGGCGGGAAGGTGGCAAACCTGACCGTGGCAACCTCTGAAACCTGGAAGGACCGCAACACCGGGGAAAGGCGCGAGCGCAGCGAATGGCACCGCGTTGCGATCTTCGGCAACCTGGCCGAGATCGCGGATCGCTACCTGCGCAAGGGCTCAAAGGTGTTCCTGCAAGGCAAGCTGCAAACCCGCAAGTGGCAGGACCAGAGCGGACAGGACCGTTACACCACCGAGGTGGTGCTGCAAGGCTATGATGCCAAGATGGTGATGCTGGGCGATCCGCGCGGCCAGGATGGCGGATCGCGCGGCGGTTACGATCAAGGCGGCGCCGGCGGCAGCTCGGGCGCGAGCACGGGCCAGGGCGCGCCGGGCCGCGATATCGATGATGAAATCCCGTTCTGAGGTGGGCGCAATGGCGGATATTGATCTCCTGCCCGAGGCGCCCCGCGTGATCGGGATTTCCGGCAAGATTGGCGCCGGAAAGAGCGAGGTGGCGGGCACGCTCTCGGCCTGGGGGTTTGCCCGCCTCGAATTTGCCGGCCCGTTCAAGGCCGCCCTGATGGCTATTCTCCTCGCGGACGGCCACCCGCGCGGCGCGGCTCATGACCTGGTGTATGGCGCCCGAAAAAACGAGCCATGCGATACGTTTTGCGGCCAGACGATGCGCCACGCGCGCCAGTCTCTCGGGACCGGCTGGGGCCGGGATCAGATCGGCGCGGATTGCTGGGCGGGCATTGTCGAGCGCCGGATCGCGCGCGAGCTGGCCGCGGGCCGGCGGGTGGTGGTCGAGGACGTGCGATATCCAAACGAGGCCGCGGTGATCCGGGGCGCGCACCCTTCGGCCGAGATTTGGCAGATCACCGGCCGCGCCTCGGCCGCCGGCGTGGCGGCCGCGCATTGTTCCGAGGCGTTCGATCTGCCCGATCCCGATCTGATCCTGCACAATTCTGGCACGCTCGATGCGCTCGAGGCCCAGGTGCTCGAGTATATCCTCGGCTGA